CAGTCTCATTGCGCTGTAATTGACGCACCTTTGCCTTGCCGATGACGCCGTGCGTAATCAGCGACTGCGCGATGAGTATCATGTCGATGGGGTGCATCAGGCCTTTGCGGTAGACGAACGTCCATTTACCGGTCTTGCCAGGAATAATATCTCCGACCAATGGCGTCGCATCTTTATCGCAACACGCAGTGATGACTGAGATTGCAGCCATGATTGCTGGCTTGGATATCTGATGACTATTTGCGTACTGATAGAGCCATGCCGGGATGGTTCCGTAAGCATCCATTGCTCTCTGAAAGAGTGGCGTTACAGCATCGTTGTGCAGGTCATAGAAAGCGCGAACTATCTCGTCAGGCTCGCCAATGCGCGTCATGTTGGCAAATGACGGGCGAAAGAAATAATCATCATCGCCCGCAGTTATCAGACACTCGCCAATCTCTTTTATTGGGGTCATATACGCCTCTCATAATTATTATCGCGGACACTCGAAAATGCCCGCTGTGATAATTACGCAGTAACAGTGATGGCACTTGTACCGGTTTTCGCACCGTCGGTGGTTGTGAACGTCATTGTTGCTGTACCCACCGCCACGCGGGTGACGAGGCCGGTTGAACTGACTGTGGCTTTCGTAGCATCAGAAGATGTCCATGCGCCGGTTTTAATTGTCGCATCAGATGGCAGCACGTTAGCCGTCAACTGAACTGTAGAGCCCACCGCCCCCGTAGATGTCGCTGGGGTTACTGTGACGCTTGCTACTGGAACGTCTGGAGTGACTTGCTCAACTTTAACCGTATCGCTATTCGCTACTTTGAATTCGACAGTGAAGGTAACGAGGTCGTTAGTGCCGCCGTCCGCCGGAGTCAGCGCAGTGATGACCATGTAGCCGGTGAACTCAATCGGACCCACTTCTAGGCGCACCCAAATGGTCGGCTGACGAATGGGTTTAGCATTCAGTTCATCCGCGAAGTACTTCACCAACTTGCCGAATCCGAACTGATCCAACTTGTCGTTTTTACGCACTTCGCCTTCGAACGAAATAGTTGCGTCAGCGTTAGTCACGATGTTTTCTACCCACGCGCCCGTGTCATCAGCATCTGAGTTCACGGTGTTAGGAGAGAAGTCGAGGCCTTTGCTAGTGCCAGCCCCCAAAGCCTGCCAGTCGCCCTCTGAAGGCGGAGTTTCTGGGCAGCCCAAGGCCACCTCAAGGACGACGGCGCGCCCAAATACTGCACCATTGTCGGTTGTGCAACCTTGCATATTAATTACCTCGTTTCAGATATAAAAAAAGGCCGCCAATGGCGACCTTGAGGGGATTTGATTGTGCTTATTCAGCAAAAAGACAGGCGAATTGGAGTCGGTAAACTAACCGGCCTTCTGTAGTGAGAACGGGTGACGGGATTCCGCCAAAGTTTTCGATGTGGCCGATACAATCATTAGGCATTGGGTTAGCCTGCACATTGGCGATGATCGCCTGCACGGCGTCATCGGCAGCCTGATTGCCATTCTTGGCACCTATAACATCCACGAGAACAAGATATTCAGCGCCGAGGTCGTTTCTGATATTTGAACCACCATTCGGTCGGAATACCATGAACTTGTCTGTCAGAACTCCTGTGTCGTTCCAGACAAACTTCTGAACCTTGAAGCCAGAAGTCAGGCCAGCATCCACGAAGTAATCACGCACCCTGTCAGCCATTGAAGGCGTCATAACGACATCTCCTGAGCTACTGTTTTGTCGATAAGGCCTTGGGTGTCCTCAAAGCCTTTGGTGAGGAACTCTTTCTCAGCTGTAGGGCGCCTGAAGTTCTGCACGTTAGCCGGGTCGTGAACGTAAGCAGCGTAATTTGCCGAATATCCAACCCTGCCAGTGATACGAGTGCCGTTTACAACGATTTCGCGGAACTGACTATTGAGCAGATAGGAGGTATCAATTGGGGTATACAGCGCTGCTTGTGATGACCCGATAATCATCGCGCTTTGCAATGCTCTGACTATCTTCTTGCCCTGAATGTTATTCAGGATGGCATCCATGTTTCGCTGAGCCTGCTTAACGCCTTTAACTTTCACGCCCATATCAGACTCCCGTGAGAATGGCGTAATCATCTGCCACGCGGTCAAAGGTGTCAGGGTAGCGAATGACCTGCCTGACCTCATCAGCACCCGCCGCCAGTGGGTCAGCATCGGTAGATGCACCAATAAGGATGTAATCACCAGCATCAGCGCTGGAGTACTCCGTCCAGATGGTATTTTTCACCACGATTTCAGCGCCCAAGCTAGCCAGTCGCTTACTCAGTCCGCCTTCGTAATCGCAAAGAATTGCCACCGGAGCAGCAAAACCGAGTGAGTCGCCACCATCACTGATTCCGAGATTCTTCCAGAGCGTCGCGGTAGCGGTGTATGACCAATTGGCTGCTGCGCTCATGACAAATAGTCCTCGTACTGGTCAGGGCATCCCGGACAGTCTGGACACTTCTCACAATCCGGCTGTTCTTCTTTGTCTTCTTCTTTCGGTTCAGACATCAGCAACCCCCTACAACATCGAAGAAACCAACCGATGAGCCAACCGTGATTGGCAGAACGCCTGTGCAACCAGATGTGTCCAGAGCTGCAAGGGAATCCCGCAACCAAGTAATCGAATCATCGCCATACTCAAACGAGCGACTCGCGCCCGATGGAGCACTCTGAGATTTAATCTTCCTGGCACCGGACGAGGCAGACATTAGCGCGGCGGCATACATCATGATTAGTGTCTGCGTGCAGTCGTCATAGCCTGCCCCATCCAAGCAATCGATAATCGAATTAACCCGGCATAGGATTGGTGTCAGCAAGGATGAAGGAATGGAGTAGCCCAGCTCGGCGAGAAAGGCTTGAACATCTTCCGGCGTTAGCGGGGCTGCCATGATTACTTATCCTTTTTGGTGGCTGCTGCCAGCGCCGCTTCTGCTTCTTCTGCTCGCTTAGTTACTTCAGCGATAGCTTCGGCATGTGCCGCTTCTGCTTCTTCTGCCGCTTTGGTCAGGGCATCAATCTGATCCTGCAAAGCTTTGGCATTAGATGAGACAGGAGAAGAAGGCGTCGCCACCTCAAACACCAGCTTCTCTCCTTTCTTCTCGGTGGACTTCTCAGCTTTGCCGCTGGCGAACCACTTTTCAGCAACCGCATCATCGACGTCGTATGACTGACCAACCTCCAGTTTCTGGAAGTTGGCACCGGCGAAAAGGTTTGCTACTAAAACTTTTACGAGTGCCATGGTTTTTCCTTAGTTGGATGCGTGGATGACAGAGAAGTGACCGTTGATGTCTTGCTTGACCATCAGGCCAGCAGCACCCCATGTACGCCACACGTAGTCAGAGTTGTAGAACTGGCGAGGGTCGGCAACAGTACCGAAGGCCTGCCCAACGATTGGAGCGATGACACCGGCTTGCAGAGGAACGATCACGATTTCGTTGCCAGTCAACTCAGCATCTTCTTTGATGGCTAAAATGCCTGACAACTTCGCGATTTCTTCCAGCACAGTGCGCAGAGAGTTCACGTCGAAGTACTGTTCCCAGTTGGACATGATGTCGCTGGATACGTACCACGTCTGCTGACCGTATTGCAGGTTTTGCAGCTTCAGAACGTCGCGCAGGGCAATGGCCGCAGCACGCATGGCTTTCGGGTCAGTGCTGGTGGCGAAGTTCACAGTCAGGGTTACCTGAGCAACACGCTCATCGTGGCGAATCCCCTTCCACGTTTTGCCGTCGAAGCTGATGTAGTTACCAGCCGCGTCGCGGAAACCTTCCCAGATGTAGTCCACATACTGGCGACGCACATCATCAACAGAACCGGCCTGTGCATCAGACAATGAGGCCAGTGCAGAGCCTTTGTTGAAGACCGGATCACGCCAGTTGAACTTGAAGCCACTGTCGTGGATCGGAACCATCGTACCGTCGAAGGTGTAGGACTTCGCATCCAACGCCGCACCAATCTGGCCTGACATTGATGTGTGAGCCCAACCACGGCCACCGGTGCGAGCGTACTCGTACACTGACTCTTCCAGACGAACTGAACGTGACAGAGGCATCAGGTCGTTCAGCAGGGTGAACTCAGTATTGGGTTCAAACTCTTTCAGCACGGTCTGGTCGTATGC